TTTAAAGAACTATACGAACGTGCCGAACGTAATACCAAACTGCGTAAGAAAACACTAAAGGCCTCTGATCTGTTCAGCCGGTTCATGACCGAGCGCAAAGACACAGGACGTATCTATTTACAGAATGTGGATCATGCCAACACGCACAGTCCATTCAAGGAAAAGATTGCCCCAATCAAGATGAGTAATTTGTGTAGTGAAATTGACTTGCCCACAGTGCCCTTGAACGATGTCAATGACGAAAACGGCCGTATTGCCTTGTGTACACTCAGTGCCATCAACTGGGGAAATGTGCGGGAGCCGCAAGATTTTGAACGCATGTGCCGCTTGGCTGTGCGTGGCCTGGATGCACTACTATCGTATCAGAACTATCCTGTTCGCGCCGCCGAAATTTCCACACAGGAATTTCGCCCCTTGGGTGTGGGTATCATCAACTTTGCCTACTTCCTGGCCAAGCATGATGTCAGTTACAGCGACCCTGCCGCACTGGCCTTGGTTGATGAATATGCCGAAGCCTGGAGTTACTACCTGATCAAAGCGTCGGCTGATCTGGCCGCCGAACAAGGTCCCTGCACTCGCTGGCATGACCTAAAGTATGCCGACGGACAGTTGCCCATTGACACACGCAAACGCGAAGTTGATGAGTTGGTACCACATCAAGAACGCATGAACTGGCGTGCCTTGCGTGAGCAGATTCTAAGCACAGGTATTCGCAATGCCACTTTGATGGCATTAATGCCGGCCGAGACTTCGGCACAGATAAGTAATGCTACTAACGGAATTGAACCACCTAGAAGTTATGTAAGTATCAAACAAAGTAAACACGGTGTATTAAGACAAGTTGTACCTGAGTATCGTAAGTTAAAGAACAAATACGAATTGTTATGGGATCAGAAAAGCCCCGAGGGCTATTTAAAACTATGTGCAGTATTGCAAAAGTATATTGATCAAGGTATTAGTACCAACACTTCGTATAATCCTCGATTCTACGAAGATGAAAAGATCCCAATGAGTGAGATGCTCAAGCATTTGATCATGTGCTACAAGTACGGAACCAAACAACTTTACTATTTCAATACCAATGACGGACAAGGTGAAATAGACGTGGACAAGATGTCTAACAAAGAAGCTCAGCCTTTAGCTGAAATAGAAAATCAAGAGGATTGTGACTCATGCGTAATATAAATGAATATGATGAAGTAGCGTTTGAAGAGGCATTTGCTGACAGCAACATTGCCATCCAAATTAAAAAAGATTTTGACATCCTGTCATGGGACAAACACCTGCCCAAGCATGTGTATGCAACTGAGCGCCAATTTATTGGCAGTAGAATTTGTACTATGACATCTTTCTACTATATTGAAAAACTACTAGAAAAAAATCCAGATGCGATTTACGATTTTGGTTGCGGATGGAATCTATTTAAAAAATATATACCCAACATCATTGGTATCAGTCCCGAAAATCCCGAAGACCCACACAGTTACTATGCTGATCAGTATGATATTTTTGATGAGGACTTTGCAAATAATCATCAGGCTAACTATGAATCTGCAATGGCTATTTGTTCATTGAATTATAGACCTCTCACTGAGATCACCAACACCGTGGAATCTTTTATGTCAATTATTAAACCCGGGGGCCGTGGATACATATCACTGGATGTAGCACCAATGGTGTCTAGAGAAGACCCATCAACTCTAGACGATTTGTTTGGCACAACAACACCTATATTTCATGAAGTTGAAGATTATATTAGAGAAAAACTCAGTAAGTTAACATGCAACTACCTAGTGTTTGATTTTGATGCCGAGGTCAATGATCCATACGACGGTAATCTTAGAATAGTTTTTGAAATGCCAACGGAATAACTCATGAGCGTATTTAATATTGACAACAAGAAAAAACACACCGAAGCCCTGGCATTCTTGGACCCAAGTGGTCCAGTGACAGTGCAACGCTACGAAACACTAAAGTACAGACAGTTTGATAAACTAACAGATAAGCAGTTGGGATTTTTCTGGAGGCCTGAAGAAGTTGATGTCATGCGTGACAGCAAAGACTTCAAAGAGTTAACCAAATATGAACAACATATTTTTACCAGTAATTTAAAAAGACAAATTCTATTAGATAGTGTGCAAGGACGCAGTCCTAATCTAGCATTCTTGCCCTTGGTTTCAATTCCAGAACTAGAGACCTGGATACAGACTTGGGCATTCAATGAAACTATCCATAGCCGTAGCTATACTCACATTATTCGTAATGTGTACTCAGACCCTGGTCAAATATTTGACGAACTCATGGACATTGAGCCCATCGTCAATTGTGCAAAAGATATCAGCAAGTATTACGATGATGTGATTGAATACGGTGGCTACTATAACTTGTTGGGCGCAGGCACACATGTGATCAATGGTCAAGAATTAGTGATTGATTTGTACCAACTCAAGAAGAAACTATGGCTTGCAATTAACAGCGTAAACGCACTGGAGGGTATTCGTTTCTATGTTTCGTTTGCCTGCTCCTGGGCTTTTGCCGAGCTCAAGAAGATGGAAGGCAATGCCAAGATCATCAAATTGATCTGCCGTGACGAGAACGTCCACTTGGGTAGTACACAGATGTTGATTAAACTGTTGCCTGGAGATGATCCGGCGTTCGCCAAACTCAAACAAGAGACCAAAGCCGAATGTGAAGCCATGTTCTTGCAGGCCGCCGAACAGGAAAAAGCCTGGGCTAAATACTTGTTTAAAGACGGATCAATGATCGGTCTCAATGAGCAATTATTGGGACAGTATGTTGACTGGTTGACCTGCAAGCGCATGACAGCAGTGGGCCTGGATTGTGGAATGAAGCCCGGATCTAATCCTTTGCCCTGGACTGCCAAATGGATTGCAGGAGCCGAAGTACAAGTGGCACCACAAGAAACTGAAATCAGCAGTTATGTAGTGGGTGGTACAAAACAAGATGTCGACAACGACACATTCAAGGGCTTTAGCCTTTAAGGAGCATATATGTCAGTAAATACGTCAGTAACAGTAGTATACAAAACCGAACCAGTAGATGAAACACAGCCAATTGTGAACTTTGATGATTGGGTTAAGACTTTATCCGCTGGAGAACAAGAAGCAGTTAAAGTAGCACAACAAAAGTTTGGGGTAAAACTTCATCTATTAGAGTACCAAGGAAAACTCCAAGTTACTTATACACCAGAAATGACCTGTGTTTGGTCCACATCTGCTGATGCAGATGCTGGACTTCCTGTGGTAACAGAATGGGAAGCTATCCAAACTCAATATCTTAATGCAAACAATGCAAAAATAACAACAGTAAGAACATGATCAAAGTATATTCAAAGAACAACTGCCCATTTTGTGATAGGGCAAAAAGTCTATTAGAGAGCAAAGGTGTCGCATATGAGGCCGTTAATATTGAAGAACATCCAGACGCAAGAGAATTTCTTACTGATCAAGGTCTTCGTAGTGTGCCACAGATTTTTAACGGCACTACCTTGCTTCCCGGAGGTTACCAAGGCCTCGCGGGCAAACAAGAAGACTTTTGGACAGAACTAAAGGCATAACATGTTAATAACCGATCAACGATACGGTGCAGGTGACATCGTGACATTCAAATTGGTCAATGGCGACGAAGTCATTGGCCGCATTGTGGAAGACACAGAGACAGCATTTGTTGTGGCCAGTCCTTGTACAGTGGTGCCTAGCCAACAAGGCCTGGGACTAATTCAAAGTTTGTTTAGTGCAGAAACCGACGTCAAAGTCAACTTGAGCAAGTCGCACGTAATGATGTCAGCTGAGTCCCTGGCACAGATGCGTTCACACTATATCAAAACTACCACTGGTATTGACACCATAACCAAGCCCGGTATCATTATCTAAGGATACCCAATGGCCATACCATCCCTAATAGGTGACAACACAGCAAAGGGCGAGAAAGTTGCTGGCCCCGGAGCTCTAACTGTGACCTTTGAAGGTAAGCCACCTACCCTGGTAAGCACAGACAAAACAGAACACGGTGAAATTGTTGTGGGGCCTGGCGCCCCCACAGTTATCATTGAAGGTAAAGTGTTGAGTGTAGTTTCAGATTTAACTACTGTATCAGTTAAAAAGAACCGTAGTGAGTTTTGGGGTCCTGGTCCTATTATCGGGCCCGGGGCCAGCAAAATTACTGTGGGAACGGGAGGCTAATCATGTCTGCAATGACTCCTGTACTAATGATTGCGGCCAGCAACTTGACTAGTAATATTGGGTTACAGCCCAATGCCAGTATGGTAACCTATGCCACCACAGTCAGTAATAACACGCTAGTAAGTCGCTATGCCAACTTACAACCTGGTACTGCATATGGCACAACATTGGTGGGGCGCGGATTTAGTGTAGTTAATTTACGATTGCCTGAGTTCATTGCCAATGCTAATACTACTGTTGCCAATGTACAAGCACACTATAATAAGATGTTGCCGTTAAACGGTGATGGCACATATAATGTTGCTAAGTTTGCTGGTTTGTTATCATCGGTATCTTCTTTTGCTTATACAAGTTGGTCAATGAATAATCTATTGGAGTCCATGTATAAAATGACGTTTAGTGATTTAGGAATTGGTGTAACTGATTTTGCTAGTTCATTAAACAATGGCCTAACCGCAGACGAAATTGATCTATTGGGTAAAGGACTAAGAAACTTTGGCACAGCCTTTGACATAAAGAATTACAGTCGACTTTACGACCCGTTTGTTTTTGTGACTAATTTGATTGCACAGGGTTTGTTAAGTAAAGATTGGTACTCAATTTATGTTAGCACAAGATCAACAGATACTGAGAGCGATCTAATGAAAGCACTGGCTCTGGTAACTGGCTCGGATTTAGATAATATTATTGCAAAGACTGGTATACAATTACCTTATCCTTCATTGGTGACCAACTTGGCACACCTGTTAGAACTAAGCAGAATCTTCCCA